GAGATCCATTGGAAGATTTGACCACGGTTTCATTTCCTTACTTTCTTTTACAGTTTTTATATGGTGCACAACTCGCACGCATAGTAAACCCCTTGATAGACCCAGCAAGGCACTTTTTCTTTGGAAATTTCCTGGGCAAAGTAAATATCTTCTTATTTGTGAAACGGATACAGACCTTGTTCTTGGGACCTGCTTTGCAACAGGATTTCATCTTACATTTACCCACTAAATAAATAATGGCTCATTGTTTCTGGTCCACTTGAAACCATAGTGCTTCTGCCCTTTGTATGTTGACCCAGAATTATTACGCGTCGTCACGAGCTTTCCATTTTTGTTCTTGCCAGTGACTGGGGTTCCATTCGGGGTTTTCCCATTTGAATTCACGCGAAGACCCGTTTGCGTCTTTTTTCCTTTGAACCAATTCTTGAAACCCATATGTACTATTTTGTAAGAAAATTAACTTAAGATCATCCCGAACACATCTCGCACGCTCCTGGATTTTCACGCGAACACGCGAGGACCTGTTCAGGGGTGGGAGGGAGAGAAACTTGCTTCTCGACCGGGACTGTGATCTGAATGGGTTTCGCCTTTGGGCGCGTCCGAAGATAATACATACCCGTCTTGAGCCCCTTTTTCCACCCGTAAAAGTGCATGCTCGTCAATTTGGCGAGGCTTGGATCCTCCATAAATATATTCAAAGACTGCGATTGGTCGATGAATGGTCCACGATCGGCTGCCATATCGATCAAAGACTTTTGCGGAATTTCCCAGACGGTTCGGTACACGGCTTTGAGATCATCTGGAATCTCTGGAATGTTCTGGACCGACCCGCCGTGACGGATAATCTCAGTCTTCATCGCAGGTGACCAGAGCCCCAGCGCCTCCAGATCCTTGACGAGGTGTTTGTTGACCACCACAAACTCGCCAGCCAACGTCCGACGCAGGTAAATGTTCGTCGTGTATGGCTCGAAACACTCGTTGTTCCCCATGATTTGGGACGTTGAGGCAGTGGGCATGGGTGCCACCAACAAGGAGTTGCGGAGGCCGTACTTCTTGATGTCCTCTTTGAGCACGTCGAACGGAACGATCGGTTGTGTGTTCCACATGTCATATTGAAGGATTCCCTCGGACGCGGGAGAACCACGGAACGTCTCGTACGCTCCCTGTTCCTTCGCGAGTCGACACGACTCTTGGAGTGCGGCAAAATATATGATTGTAAAGATGTTTGTATTCATATGGCGAGCCCGTGGTGAGTCGAACGGAATGCCCAACATCATAAACACGTCAGCAAGTCCCTGAACACCCAGACCGATCGGGCGATGGCGCATGTTACTCAAGAGGGCGGGACGTGTTGGGTAATAGTTCGAGTCGATGACGCGGTTCAGGTTTCGCGTCACAACACGCGTCACTTCATCAAGTTTGTCATAATCAAATACGCGCTCGTTTCCGTGTTGCTTTACAAACTGAGGGAGACACAGACTTGCCAAATTACACACGGCCGTCTCACCAGGAGTTGACACTTCCATGATTTCCGTGCAGAGGTTACTCGACTTGATTGTTCCAATATTCTTCTGGTTTGACTTTTCGTTGACTGCATCCTTGTAACACATATAGGGCGTCCCCGTCTCGACCTGACTCTTCAAAATCTTGTCCCAGACATCTCGTGCCTTGACCTTGCGTTTGTATCGCCCCTGAGCGACGTACGTGCGATACATCTCATTGAATTCCTCGCCATACACGTTCTGCAACTTAGGAGACTCATTTGGGCACATGAGGTACCAATCCCCATCCTCCTCGACCTTTTGCATAAACAGGTCAGGAACCCATAGAGCCGTGAACAGGTCGCGACACCGCGCTTCCTCATCACCCTGGTTCAGACGGAGCTCAAGAAACTCCATGATATCGGCATGCCACGGCTCGAGGTACACGGCGAACGATCCCTTGCGTTTACCTCCTCCTTGGTTGACGTACCGCGCCGTGTTGTTGAACACGCGAAGCATGGGAACGATCCCATCTGCCACGCCGTTCGTGCCCTTGATGGGCGTTCCGTTCGCCCGGACATTCGAGCAGTGCAGGCCAATGCCCCCAGACCACTTGGAAATCTGAGCACACTCCTTGAGCGTGTCATAAATACCTTCGATTGAATCATCTTTCATGGCCAATAGGAAACAGCTCGACATTTGCGGGCGGCCCGTGCCTGCATTGAACAGCGTCGGTGTGGCGTGCGTAAAGTACTTCTGGCTCATCAGGTCGTACGTCTCCTTTACACGTGGGTAGTCGTCCCCGTGGATGGCCAACGCAACACGCATAAACATGTACTGGGGCGTCTCTCCAGGCAGAAGGTACCCGCGCTGAAGCGTCTTAATACCAAAGTACCCAAAGTCGTAGTCGCGTGTTGGTTGGATCCACGTGTCCATCTCGAGCTTAATACACTTCATAAACTCGGGGCTCAGAATACCCTTGGCATGAAGCACCACAGCACAGTCACTGAACGTCTTGGGGCTCGTCTTCTGAAGGTTACTGATCGTGATGCGCATAGCAAGCGTCTCGTAATCTGGGTGCTCGGTGATCATACCGATAGCCACCTCGGCACTCAGGGTATCAATTTCACTGGTCGTAATCCCGTCGTACAGGGATGCAAACACCTTCTGCGCCACCTTATCGGGTTGAACATGGAGCACTTCAAACTCTGGGGGAGCATTAAGCTTGCTAATGCGCCGAGTGACCTTGTCGAACAACATCTCCACAGAGTCACCAGACCGCTTGACGACCCTCATTGTATTTTTAGGGTCTGTTTTTTTTATCCCGATATGTCAATGGAGACGTATGACGTCAAGCCTATCCGTCTGAGCCTTGCCACGCCCCTGGGAAGTGCCTTTTTTTCCGAGTTCAACAAGGAAAGTATCCACTCGAGTATTCTCGACACGATCAAAGCCAAGACGGGGTACCAGCTTCAGCGCCAAAACGACGGGGACGTTCAGTCGCTCATGCGTGTCGTGTATACTGACATGGTCGCTGATCCATATATGGATGTGAAGCGTCAGGTGAGTGCAATGAACGCCGAGGTTGTGAAGCGCGCCATGTCCACCATCTCGACTGGAATGCTTCAGCAACTCGTGTACCTGCGTGACATTTCCGAGAACCCTGTCCCACTTGAAATTCCATCAAGCACCAGCACGTATGGAAACAAGATTCCCAGCAATTTCAAGTTTGGAATCTTTTAGTTTCTAATACAAAAGGCATGAAATCTTTGGACGACATTCTCTTTGGCTTTTTGATATTCTTTGCCATCGAGCGTGCCATCCGTCTGTTTAGCAACGCAGTCATCGAGCCGTGGGCTGAGAAACGTACAGAGAACAAAAACGTCGTCGAAAACTGGAAGCTCGCGACGGAGCTTGCGTTTCTCATCGGAGCGTGTTTTGTCGTGTACCGCTTCCGCAAGCCCTTGGCTCAGCTCGTTAGATAAAGTCTGAACGCGTCTGTACAGTAATGAATAAGTTTCGTGACGAAACTGCTGCACTCTGTCAGCAAAAGGGGTGGGACAAAGCACCTATTAGTATCGTATGGATGCTTTTGAACGAAGAAATGGGAGAACTTGCGTCGAGTATCAGGCAGAAGAAACAAATTTACAAAAAGACGGGTCTCAAGAAGGATCGAGGAACAGATATTATGATGGAGATGGGTGACGTGTTTAGTTATCTGTTCCAACTTGCAGCGATGTTAAACGTTGACCTTGACGAAATGTGGGAACTTCACCAGCAAAAGGTCAAGACAAAGACGTACCTAAAAAATAATAATGTAAGTGTATGCTAGAACAGAATGGCATCGGGCCTTATGATTGATGACCGTCTTCAGATTGACAAGTTCAACCCAACCACATGGACGGGTGACTTTGGCGTTCCGAAGGATGGTTTTCGCAAGGATCTCTTTATCGATGGGTCGTATACGACTGCCATCGATGAAGAGCCGACCGATTACTCAGATGATTTGGCACTCAAGCCCAAGGACTTGGCGGGGAACATGTACCTCAAGACCATCAGTCCAAACTACGCACCTCACGGTGCGTTCCCAACACGCAAGTTCGAGTATTCTGATGGGAATGTCACGTGGTACCGACCACTCTTGCCATGGTCGTGGATGGGCAAAGGTGATCAGGGTCTTCTGGGAGGCAAGAGGGGCCGTGATGCTCTTTTAATTCTTTTTATTCTTGTGCTCGTATTTTACATTCTAAGTCGGCTCAAAAAGTAAGCACTTTCGGTGCCGCCACCTTGACCAATTTCTTTGCTAAATTATCCTTCTCGGTCTGAGACCGTTCACCCAGTTTGGGACACTCGTGTGCCTCTAACTGGATGCACCGCGCGCAAAAAGCCCCTTTACACTCGCGACAGGTCAGGAACCTGTTCTTGTGTTTACACTCGGGCTTCTTCCCAAAGACCTGGGCGTACGTCTCCTCCACCGACGTGCTCATTTGATTTCACATACGATTTCTTTCTCTATGTGCCCTGGGTCATCCAGGATCTCACACAGACCCTCTACACGCCCTTTGAGCACTCGTTGCCACACGGCCTCGAGCATTGGCAGTGCACGCTTGAACCATTCACGGTCTCGTTGTACACGGACAACCACAAACTCGGGGCTTCCTCCTTCGACTTTTGCAGGACGAAACTGCACGAAATCACACTCCTCCAAGTCGGTAATCTCGAGTTGAAGCTGAACTTGTGGCCAATAGTGTTTCGGGACGTTCGGTTCAATCTTGCGCGACAAAGGACACTTGATTTCCACCAAGAGCCCATCCTCTGTGATGCCGTCGGGTGATGCACCGAGCCATGGGTAGTCTTTGTGTTGCACAAGCCCCACCTCATGGGACTTTCTATTAAACTTCTGGTCATACAAGTCGCGTGCAATCGGCTCGAGGAGCGTGCCATGTGCCGTCGCCGCGTTCCCCGCCCACTTGGTTCGCAAGACCTTTTTCTTGACAAATGCATCTGGACTTTCAAAGTGACTTTCGCCAAGTGCACTTGCAACGTCACTGGCCGTGATCATATTCTCACGGAGATCTAACCATTCCTGAGATCTTTGTTCCGCATACTCTTGCGCAATGAGTTCACGTGCTTTCTTGACCGTTGGACTTTCCATTGTTCACAGGAATCTTCTTATTTTTGAAACGAGGATCCGTCTTAAGTACAATCTCCGCGGCGTTCTGTTCAGCTTGCTTCTTCGTGGTGGCAAATCCAGACCCACAATCCATACCGTCGACAACCACGGTAATGAAGAATTGACCGTTGGTTTGACCGTCGAGGCGGTACTCGGGCAAGGCGTACTTCAAGGCTTGACACCAACGCATGAGTTGGTCTTTCCAGTTATCGTCAACAAGTGACGTTTGAACCTTTGTGAACGACTCGAGCACGAACCGTTTGGCGTGAACCATTCCGAGGTCAAGGTATATGGCGCCGACAAAGGCCTCGAACACATCCTCCATGATGTGCTCATTGGTGTTCCACCCATTGCGCTCACCCTTTTCATCCATTAGAATGAGTTTGTCCAGACCAAGAACCTTGGAGATTTCACACAAAGTCTTCCCGCGAACCATCTTCGTACGCGCCTTCGTGAGGAACCCCTACTGTTCCTTTTCGTGCAAGTCGAACAAGTGTTTGGTAATGACGAATCCAAGGACAGAATCACCCATGAATTCCAGAGTTTCGTACGAACCAGTGAGGCCTGAATACCGCTTCAGGGCTGACTTGTGCGTAAATGCACGACGATACAGTGCAAGATCTTTGACTTTGGTCCCAACCAGAGCATTCACGACGTCACGCGAAAGCTCTGGAGGGGGGAGGAGAACAACTTGTTGTTCGACCTTTGAGGTCTCCATGGTTATGTTATATTACACACGTGGTTTTGTTTTAAGTCATTTAGGCAGTGGCGGTTGCGGGCTTGGCGACCTTGGGGCGCATCTTCTTCTCCTTTGGGGCCTCTGCAGTGGTGGCCGTCTCTGTTGCAGCAGGAGCAGCAGCCTTCTTCGCACGCGGCTTCTTCTCACCCTCGGGCTTGACCTCCTTGATGTAGTGGGGGTTGATGTACTTCTGGATGTTCAGGAACGTCACCTGGATGCCCTCGGGAACCTGCAGCAGATCCTGTAGAGTGGCGTCCAGGCTAATGTTCTGGCCAGCCTTCAGACCCTTCGCCTCCACGTACTCGTTCATCTTGCGAGTCACCTGAGACCGAGAGATCTTCTCATCGGCACCCAGATTCAGGAACGCACGCAGCTTCTCGGACACGCCCAGTGGCTTGTTGAAGCCATTGTTCTGTGCACGAGCCGCCTGCTTCTCGCCGTTGGGATCCTCGATGTGCTGACGAATCTTCTTCACGTCCTTACGAGTTGCCTTCTGCTCCTTCAGAATCTCAGCCAGAGTCTCAGCCAGGGAAGTCAGAGTCACCTCGGGGGTTGCCATCTTGTACTGTGTTTACGCCATGTCTCTTTAAGTCAGGAACATGGACAGGAACAAGGCGAGAACCAACGGGATAAACGCAATCAGTAAAATTTCCCACACCTTGTATCCAGACGTTGTTGATGACGTGGGTGGTGCAAATGACGTGGCACCAGGAAACTGTGATGGCTCTTCACTTTGTGGAAGATTCACCCCAAACCCAGCAGGAAGTGCCAAACCAGCTGATGGACGATTTTCAAACCGTATGATGTTCGTGTCTTTGTTTTCACACGTTCCAGAACAGCATCCAGGATCACACTGATACAACAGGCCGTTTGTCTTGCTAATGTACCCACATACATTCGAATAGTAATCAAGTGGATCCGTTAAACACGAGCAATCGTGAAGAATATATTGGGCACTACAATTGGACAACATGACGAGCCCCTACAAGAGTTAAAGAATATTTTTGTATATGAAATACAGATGGACTACGGAAAGCCTCAGAAGCTTCCTGACGGACGGTATTTTCTGCGCATCTCAGGTGCGACGCATCAGGTGAACGGTCTCGTGCTCCAGGACACGCTCGAGGCCAAGTCTGTGAACTTCAAGGTTCCAGAAGGCGTAGATATTTTCAAGACAATTGATGAGCAGCTCTTGACCAAGGCGAAGGAGTCCAAGGTGGAGTGGTTCGGCAAAGAGCTTTCCGATGAGACGATTCTCAACGCGTACCAGGAGAGCGTCACAGATGGCATCTTGGGCGCTTCCCTTGCGTCAGTCAAGGGTCAGGTGACCACGTCCGTGTATGACACTCAGAAGAACCAGCTGACCATTCAGGACGTCAAGCCTGACACCAAGTGCGATATCGTGCTTGAGCTTGCAGGTCTGTGGTTCCTGAAAAAGTCGTTCG